TTAGTGGCAGTAAGTAATGTTGAGTTGTAAGTACCAGATGCAATGGTATTTGTTGATAATGTTTGCCTAACTCCGTTAACATAAATTATTGCTTTATCGTCTGTAGTAGAGTTAGAATGATCAACTGCACAAACCACATGATACCAATTACTAGTATCCCGAAATGCGTTATTTGTAATTATAGAAATTCTAGTAGCACTACTAGCATAGTGTGTGTAATGAAGATTATCATTGCTAAAAGTTAATTGTTCTCCATTAACATTAGATGAAATTATTCCTGCACTTGAGCCTTCAGCATGAAGAACACTTCTTTTTATCCAAACGGATAATGTCCACTTGTACGCACTCGTTGGAGTAACTGCTGCTTTTGTTAGGTAAGAACTGTCTGTGGTGTTCGCATTTGATCCTTCATTAAAACGTAGAGAATCAGCTAACGTTTTTGTATAGAATAAACCTGTAGCATCTCCACTACCATAACTTTTAATTATTGACATTAAGTTAATACTCCTGATGATGAAATCATTATGCTGTCATTTCCTGATGCTGCAGTAACGAAGTATGTTAACATATAAGTTCCTGCCGCTTGTATGGCACTTAATGTATCTGCGTTTATTGCAATCGTGGCTGCTGGGGTTATAGCGTATGCACTGCCTAGTACTAATTTAATTGTTCCTGATTGACCTACAGATGAAGCATCTTGATTAGCAAATCCTAAACTAGTAATAGCACCTGACGCAGTTAATGTAAAGTTATTATTTACAGCCAAGTCAAACGTAACTGTACCACTTGTAGCACTTGCAGCAGAAGGTGTTCCCGGAGTAGCTCTACCTGTTACGTTTACATCATTTGTTATAGTAACATCATTTGCAAATGTAACATCTCCACCATCTGCAACTGTCATTGCATCATCACCATCTGTGAATGCAATCTTAGTTGTTTGCACTTCTCCCGGAACATTTATTCCAGCCGCGGCATCTAGTATTTTCATATTTACAGCGTCACCATTATCAGTGAACACTAAGTCTTTAGCATCAGTTGCTAGTTTAACAGTAACATCTCCACTGTTTCCTTCAGTGACTCTTAGTACTTCACTTCCAGCGTCTTTAAATATAAATATACCAGAATTAGCGTCTAATGTTACATCGCCTCCTGAATCAAGTGTAATTGGATTTGCCGCAATGGTCACACCTGTTGTGCCATCGTGTGTAATTGTTGCGTCAGCATCTGCACCTAAACTAATAAGAGCACTATCTGAATTTAAAAGTAAATCATCTCCTACAGTTAAATCACCAGAATGTGTAAATCCTACGTGTGCAGTTACACCTGTTGCTGATATAGTTAGTTGAGGTGTAAGATTACCTTCAACTATGTTACTTATAATAACATCACTGTCTTCGTTTCCTGCAGTTGTATCTGTTATCTTAGTTTTAATTTCACCCATGATAACGGAGTTATTAGAAGCGTTATCACCTTTAAACTGTACACTTCCTATAATATCATTGTTAGAAGCATTGTTATTATTTCTGTCAAGTACAAGAACAGGACCTGCATTTGCATCTGTATTAGCACTTGTTACTGTTAAACCTGTATCTGCTACATGGGTAATTGTTATATCATTGTCTGCACCAAATCCTAAAACAGAAGCGTCAGTGTTTAAATGTAAATCATTACTAACTCTAACAGTAGTAGCAGTTACATCTAAAACACCACTAGAAGATTGATGTATTTTAGTGCTAGAGCTACCAAATTGTAACTCACGTGTTGAGTTTAGTAATAGACCTGTGTCAGCTACGTGTGTTAAATTTACATCATCGTCTGCACCAAAGTTTATTATAGCACCATCAGTTTTTAATCTTACATCGTCTCCAAAGGTAGCATCAGCACCTACACCTAAACCACCACCTACAATTAATGCTCCATCACTTGTTGTAGTATTTGCTGTAGTCGCATGAACTGTTACGTTTAAGTTTTCATCAATAGATATTGCAGGAGTAGTGCCTACGGTAGAACCTTTACCTATTACTAGATCATCAGCACTATCGTCAAGTCCTACATAAAAGTCTTGAGCATTACCATCAAAGACTACTTTAGTATCTTCTGCACCACCGTCTCCGATTGTTAACGTAGGTGTAGTGCCATTTATTAATATAGAATTTGCAGTAGTTAATGTGCCATTTAAAGTTAATCCAATATCTGCCACATGAGTTACTGTTATGTCATCATCTGCACCAAAACTTAAAACTGCACTATCTGACTTTAACTTTACGTCATTACCTAATACTGCATCTTTAACTACGGATAGACCACCATCTGTTTGCAACGAACCATCAGTAGTACTTGTTGCCTCTGTAGTATCTTCTGTCTTTATAATACCACCTGCGGTTAAAGCATTAGATACATCTACTAAAGAACTAGCATTTAAATCAATAGTTACTTCACCATCTATTGTTAGTACCCCATCTCCTGATTGTTGTATAAAAGAAGCAACGTCACCAAAAGTTAATTTGTTAGTACCATTAAGTGTTAATCCTGTTCCATCAGTATGTGTTAAAGTAGTATCGTTGTCAGCACCAAAACCTAACACAGCAGAGTCGCTGTCTAATTTTAAATCATTACTAATTAGAACAGCAGTTGATGCATTTATATCAACAGTAGGTGCAGTTATCTGTAGTTCAGTATCAGCATTAATATCTAATTGACCATTGGCTGAAGAACCAATATTTAAATCAGCATCTCTAAATTGAATAACATTAGCTGTTAATAATCTTAATCCTGTATCAGGTATGTGAGTAATTTTTACATCTTGATCGTCACCAAAGAAAATGTTTTTATTGTCAGCTAAATATATATCTCCCCATTCTTTTGAAGTTGTTCCTAAAGATACACTTCCTGCACTTGCTCCTGTTCCTAATTCAATAGCAGTAGAAGCTATAGTAAGAATATTAGCTCCCGGACCTAGCTTCGTTATAGGACCACCTTCTCCTGCAGTTCCATCGTGAGAGTGTCCACCCGTACCATCAAATGCTGATTGTAAGGCAGTGTATTCTGTAGTAAAATCCTCTGATCGGATAATGCTTCCTGATTGTATGTTACCACCAGTGGTAAATGTATATGAATTTCCCATGTTATCTTCTCTCGTTAGTTGTGTATTCTAATGTCGCAGAGTCAAGTGAAAAAGCTGGATTGCTATCGTTACTTGTGATATTTATAGCAGCAGTAAATCCTGAACCTATTAGCTGAGATTCAAATTGACTTTGTGTATTAGCAGATCCATATGTAGCTGTATTAAAAACAGCATTAGGATCATTAAAAAAGAAAGTGTCACTAGCTGTGCTTGAAAAAGATATACTATTAGGCTGAAAATCTGTATCCTTTTCAAAATCTAATTTTAAACTAACAGTAGTATCAACACTTCCCGTAGGCTCTGTGTATAATATTAACTTATAAAATGTCTTTCTAATTCTTGGATCATTTACAGGAAAAAAAGGAGATTCGTAAGTAGCAGATATATTACTGCCATCAAATGAATTTCCTGATTCTAATCTGTATACATAACCATCATCATTAGCAAAATAAATAAATTCTGTTTCGCTATCGTAGGAACTGTCTGCAACAAAAGAGTTTATACCTCTTGTCTCTGCCCATGCCATACCTTCACCACCTTGAGCAGCAAATTGTGTTCCAATTATACCTAAAGCAGAATCATCAGCAAATCCTGCGTTAAATCCAAATATTCTATACTGACTCTTTTCTCTTATAGTTATACTTGAAAAAGATGTTGAGTTAGCAGTAAACTTCGTAAACTCAGGCTGAATAGTTTTAGATACTACAGCTAAACTAAAGTCACCAATTCTTTCAGTTGCACCAAGAAGCCTTAATCCATCAGCAGCCAAGAACATAATATCACCACCAACTTCTTGAACTGTGTCAGCGGCAATTGCTCCTACATCGTCTGTTATTGCATCTAGTCTAAAAGTTTGAGTTGTATTACCTGTAAACTTTTTTATGCTATTTTGAGAGAATATAATTAACTGTTCACGGAAAGTAATTATATCTGTAACAGTACCATCAAGATCAAATGTACCACTACCACTAAAGTCATCACTTGTTGAACTAGCTGCACCTGAATAAATAACAGTGTTACCAATTACAACGAATAATCTTTCTAAGTGTACGGTTACAAAACTTGCACCTGTAAAGTCATTGCTTAAACTTGTTTGTTGCGTTAAGGAACTGCCATCATATATAAAAGGCTTTCCATTACCGTCTACTATAAAAAGTTTATCTGTTCCCGTAAAATTATATTTAGCAAATCTTACTTTGCCTGAACCACCTAAGTTAGTTCCACCACCTGTTAGTTCTGTCCATCCACTACCTGTAGATCGCCAAAGTTGATTTCCTCTAGCGGCTATAACTGCTCCACCAAAACGTACTAAACCTCTTATTACTCCACTTCCACTGATTGCATTAGAATCAGCTTTAGAAAAGCCTTCTATTTTTCTGTAGCCACCTTCTATTGAAGGTTCAAAGTTTAAGAGTGTAGTAGCACTACCGGGAGCATTAATACCTTGCTGTAAAGGACTAATGTTCTTTAATAAGCCACCTTTAAATTCAACGGGGAATGTTTGCCAAGAATCTGCCATTCAATTTCCATATATATAGTTGTACATATTTACTTGAAAAAGTCAAGGATTTAAGGTAGAACTCACGGAGGTTCTAGCTATCATAGTTGATCTTACATAATCATATCTATTGATTAATAAAGACCTCATATTCTTTATGCCTTCTTCAAATTTATCTTTTGCTATCATAGCATCTTGAGAGTTTCCTCTAAACAAATAAGCATAGTGCATTGCACCATCTACTATAACGTGAGCAAATCTCTCTGGAACTATAGGAACATCTGTAGCATTTTCTAAATCTACAGGTATTCTATAATATTCATATACTAATGTGTATGCTTTATCGGGTGGAGGTATAAGACCATACTCTTGATTAGGTGTTCTAAAAACATAATCAGGAACTCCTGAACCACCATTGTCTTCATCATATTCATGATGTATATATTTTTCTAAATATTCTTCATAACTTAATATTCTAAGTTTCTTTGTTGATACACCTAAAGCAGAGCTTTCTTTTATTCTAAATGTATTAACATCTAATATTTTAGAATCATCAGGCACACCATAACGCAATGTATGTGCAGTTAATACATCTTCTTGTGTCACATGATTATAGGGCCAATTGTACTCGTTTTGATTTATGTAACGAATGGATGAATTTATAGAATCTTTTGCTTGAGCATAAAATCCTACAGCCGATGCAAAATTACTTGATGTTAATTCTACTTCATTTAATCTTCTATTTATTTGATTAACTAATCCTAAAAAATTATAAGCCATTATTTTTCCCTCACTTTAAGTTTAACACTTCGTTCTGCTTGGCTTCCTGTGCTATCTGTAATCCTACAAAAGAAAGTATATTCTAAATTATTCGTTCCAGAACCTAAATTAATTGTTGCAGTTTTACCATCACTACTTTGTGTTTGTGATACATTCTGTATACCATTTACAGTAGCTCCACCACCTATTGTTGTTTTTACTCCACTTGCATTATTAACTGACCATACAACACTACTTATAGTTGCCGAGCCAAGAAATCTTGACCAATCAATACTATAATCTAATTGTTCGTCAGGGTCTTTATTGGGCCATCTAAATGACATTGTTATCTCCTATGCTGCTACTCTTACCGTTCTTTCGGCACTTGTTGTTTGTCTTTCTACATATACCCTTCTATCTTCAAAAGGTACAAATATTGTTCTATCTCCTGTTGTTGTCTGCCTCTGAGCAAAAGCAACTCTAGGAAACGCTGAAACATTTACTGTTCTATCTAATGCTGTAGTTTGTCTTTCTACATATACTGTTCTCTTCTGAGAGAAAGTATCTTTTACTGCTTCAAAATCAAATATTACACCTACAGCAGTTGTGTTAGTTGATATGTTAGCTTTTGTTGATGTAGCTGTTAATGTAAAAGTAGAATCGGCTGATAAACTAACGTTTCCTACATTTGTTTTAGTGCTAACACTTTCAGATATAATTTCTGTAATCTGAGGTTCTACAGTTCCAATATTAGTTTTAGAACTTACTGT